TTCTTTTCTCCCGTGAGCTTGTACTTGAAAAGGTGCATATTTCCTCCTATAAGCAAGGCGAGCCGAAGCCCGCCTTATGCTATGCCTCGGCTTCGTCCGGGGCTGTTTTTGATTGTTCTGCCGCCTCTATGAGCGGAACTCCGCGGAGATTCTTATCCGTAGAGAGCTCCTCTATACGCTCTGCTGTGGGCTTCAAGCCTTTGCGGGGATAAGTATCTCCGACGTCATACGGGTGATTCCCGTCCTGAAGGTCGGTAAAAAAAGCCGTTACTCGATACTTCATATCATGCTCCTGTATCTATCTTGTCCTCGTCCATTACAAGCAGGCATCCGTCGCTGAACGGCGACGCCTGTACTCTCGGAGTTATCGTCGTAGCCTGCCCCGGCTTGTAGGCGGCAGCGAATCCGCTGATATTCTTGCCTATCATGGTGTAGCGGACGTCACCCTTGACCTTGTCCTTGTGGACGGCACGGAAAAGATAGGTCTTGCCGTTGTCGTTTGCTGCACCGCCGATAAGGGTGCGGCGCTTTATGTTAGCACCTGTACCTGATGTGGTACACGATGCCGTCGATATCAGCTTTGTGATACCTGCACCATTCCATGTGATAAGTCCCCAGCTCATATATGCGCTGTCGTCAGTCATCTCGGTGCGGGACGCCTTGCCGTCGTCAGACTTGGCGGAATAGTACGTCTGCTGGTACTCGAGCTCAGCTCCATCCTTCGTTCTGCCGATAAGGTTTCCGTCAACCTCGATAGCCGAGTCCTCGGGGATATCAGATACCGCCGAGCCTGTCCACTCTGTGACATATACGTCACAGGAGCCGAGCGGGATTCTCTCTATCTCGGGTTTCATTGTATCAGCCATTTTCATCTTCCTCCTCTATTGATTGTATCGTGTTGAACGTGAATACTGTCATTATCAGGTTCTCTCCCTCTAATACGGTATCTCCTGCCTTGTCTATCTCAACGTCACGGAAGAGATTTTCGAGGCGACGTTCCAATTGCGGGTTCTTTTTCGGTGAATACAGCTCTACCGTGATCTCAACATCACGGTAGAGGTTGTATGCGTCAGCACCGCGAATCTCGGTGTTAGACTCAAAGTATACTGCATACGGTGGTGTCTGCTCTGTTTTGAAATGCAGATATGCAACAGGGATTCCAAGCGTCAGAAGCTTGTCGCGTATCTCAGATAGCTCCATTTATAACTCCTCCAATAGCTTGTCAATCTTTTCCTCGGCGTGCTTTTCCGCAACTGCGATATGCGGTATTGGGGAAGCATTACCGACCACCCTGCCCGTGCCGTTCTTGACGAGATGCCCGTGCTCGAGCAGATGCGTCAATCCACCTTTCTGATTGTAGATTGTCACCCGCTTGACGCCGCGCTCTTTTTCAACAAGGCATTTCCATTTTTTGCGGTAATCGCCCTTCTTGAGCTTCTTGCTCTTTCCTTTATAAACGGGAGAAGTGCGCTTTAACTCCTCAACGGTCTCATTTCCTATCCTCTCAAGCCCGTTCTCGAGTTCTTCTACAACTTCCTCGGTCATTGTCCTTGTCGCTTCTGCAAGTGCTTCCACAAACTCGTCGGGAGTAATCACATCATTCATGAGCTTCCTCCCTTCTTGCCTTTATCAGCAGCAGCGAATCAGCCTCGGCGATGTTGTCGATGTGCTTGATGTCATAGAGCGAGCCCCTGTAGCAGATTCGGAATCCGTCTGTTGATAGATCCGCGAGCTTTGAACAATAGCGCACCTTGAAGCTCTTAACGTTCTTATCGCTCGGCTCGCGGGCGACGGAGGCTTCATCATCCGATACATTCGCGACCGAAGCCCAGCAGGAGTGGAAATCGCTCCACTCCTCGAGCTGGTTGCCGACTGCATCGAAGCCGTCGGGCTCGCTTCGTTTCTGAATAGTTATCCGCTTGTCAAGGCGTCCGACATCTGTATCAAGCTTCATCTTCGCTCGCCTCCTGCTCCGCCTGCAACTGCGCTATAATTGACCTCATCGTATACTGCGCTTTCACTCCCGCCTTGTCGACCGTGAAACTGCGCTTTTCGTACAGCTCGGTGATAATGGCAAGAGCGAGAAGCTGAACGCGGGTGTCCTCGTGGTTGCAGGCGCCTACTGCGGCTTTGATGTACTCCTCTGCCGCCGACATCATCAGTCTAATGATGCCATCATCGTCGTTAAAGTCGACCTTCAAGAACAGCTTTACTAATTCTATATCCATAAGGTCCTCCTCTCTGACGATTAATTATGTGCCGCTCGGCTGTTCCTCATTGGAAGGCGCTGCCTGTGCGGCGAGAATCTCGGCGATGATATCAGCCTTCTTCGTTGCTGTCAGTGTGATTCCCAGCTCCTCAGCGAGAGTTCTAAGCTGGTCTACGGTGAGCGCCTCGAGTTCTTCCTGAGAGAGCTCTCCGTCGCTGTTGGTATCAGCGGCGGATAATGCTGTCTCGGTTTCCTCTTCAGGCTCCTGCTCACTGTCGGAACTCTCGCTCGTTATTCCCCCAGGCTCAGCTTGCCGAAGCAGTAGCACTTGTCGGAGGCATCAGCCTGCACCACATCTACCCACTCGATAAGGCGGCAGACCGTGGTATTACTGTAGAAGCCTGCATGCTGTGAAGAGGCAAATGCATATACCTTATTACCCTTTCCATCATCGAGGTCAACGAACTTGATACCCTCCTCTATGTCTCCGTAGTAAATAGGTGCGACATTGTTGGTCGTATCTGACGGTAACTGCGCGTTCGAGTATACCTTGACGGGGTAGCCAATGAACAGCTTCCTTGTGGGCTGCGTCGGGTCGGGCTGGAGAACTGCCCTTCCGGTGAGGTCAAGTGCCTTGTCGAGCACGTCGAAGCCGTCCTGATTCGTTACGATGACCGTGCCATGCAGCGCAGCAGGGTCGAGGTCTTTGTTGATTGAGGATTTGAGCTCCGCCCAACCTGTAAGATTCTTTGCAGTCTTGCCATATTCGAGAGTAGCCTTTGCAAGCGCATTCTCTGTGATAACCGCCTTTTTTGAGAAAATACGAACGATATAGGCTATGAGATCGTTATCGCTAAGAGCGAGAAGCGTATTCGACATCTTGATAAATGCGCCGTACTCTTTCAAAGTCCAGCTTACAGGTCCAAAGCTGAAATCTGTAATATCTTCGCCGTCTGTTCCGTCTGTGAAGTTTACAAGTCCGCCCAAAGAGTCTATATTCTCTGACGGATAGCTTCCTGTGAGAGCGGTCGTCTTGATGCTTCCGCAAACCTCTCTCATGCTCTTATACTGACGGAGCTTCTCGTGAATTCTGGTCTGAATATCCTTCGGCAGGATATAACCTTCTCCGTGTTCGCCGCTGGGAAGCAGTGCGGTAGGAAGAAGAAGCGCGTCCTCTGCCTCCGTGAGATTAGTGCCGCTGATCTTCTTGAGGGCTGCACGGATAAACGAAGCGTTTTCCTTGTCCTTGCTGTGAGAATCCTCGGGTGAGGCATTGTCGGACTTCTCGGGATTCTTCAGACCAGTCGAGAGTTTGTCGAGCTTCTTCTGCTTCTCGATCTTATCGGCAAGGGCTTCGGCTTCCTTGAGGGTCTGCTCCGCTTTCTCGTCATCGTCCTTGTCGACATAATCCTGTGCCAGATTGATGAGCACTGCAAGCTTTGCCTGCATTTCTTCGATTTTTGACATAATTTTCCTTCTTTCATGTTTTATTAAAGAGCTTCAGAAGGTCAAGCGACCTTTGCAGCTTCTTTTTACGTAGTTCATTTACAGCCTGCTCCTCGGCTTCAGAATTCGTGCATTCAACCGCACTCGGCTGTTTCTGCTCCTTAATCAGAGCCTCGGGAGTGTGCTTATACAGCTTGTAGCTGTCCGATACACAGGCGGCGACAGGTTCGGCGTCGACGAGCTCGATGTCGAAGTATTCCGCCGCTTTTTCGCAGGTGAGCCACGTTTCGCGGTCGATGAGGCTGCGTATCTTGTCCTCGTTCGTACCATTCGCGGCGTGGCTCGCGTAGATGCTGACGATAGACTGCTCGGCGGCATTGAGCGCCTCAATAGTCTTTTTCATATCGTCAGCATTACCGATGCATAACGTCCACGGCTTGTGAAGCATTATCTGCGCATACTTCGGAGCGACGACCTTATCACACGCAAACGGGATTATACCCGCTAT